GACTTCCCTTTGTCTTCGCACGAGTGGCCTCTATCTGTGATAGAGTTCTGGTCTCGTGAACTGTGCGAGGTTGTTTGTACGGAACCGGCTTATAGGCCATTAGCCTAACTGTTTCGAAACGAGGGCAGCAGCTTTGGCGGCAGTAAGACCAGCATAGGTAACATAGGTATTACCTATAAGGTCACCCATCAACTCACTATCAAGAGTTTCTGGTTCTTGATCCGTTGTCGTGGTAGGTGTAGTCTTCATCATCATCTGATTCCTCTAATGATTCAGAACCGCCCGGAGCCTTAGGAGCCCTTTGGGAAGTTGCCTTCTGTCCAAGTTCTGGCTTAGATTTTACGGCACCGGGATTAGTGTTCGGACCCTTAACGGCATTTACACCAGTTGGTTTTGGAGCACCGGTTGGTTTTGGAGCACCTATGGACGTCTCGCCCTGCTGGACTGACTGTGCCTGAGCTGCAGCCAAATTAGCCTTAGAAAGTGGGTTGAGGTCTTCCCATAGAACCATGTTCTGACGGTCAATAAGAACAGCGTCATTTCCACCAGCAACAGGAGGCTCGCCAATATCTGCACGAGCACGGTTGAGAACCCATGAACCGTTACGGATACGAAGGTCACGAATCTGTTCAATAACCTGGTCATCGCGCCAGTCAACTACACCGAACTTAATAGTCCAGTCATAGATTTTATACGCCTGGTACATGAGTGCGAAGGAGAACTTTTCAAGAACAAGTTCCTGCAATGGTCCGACCGTGTTGACCATGAACATTTTTTCTTGCGAATTGTGCGTAGGGATCATCCCCTCACCAGCCAAATAAAGATGACTTGGTGATGATACTTGGATGCAACGCATGTCAATATCGTCTATTTTTTCTATAGCAACGATGGTTCTCATCCATACGCGCATTCCGTGCGTAGAGGGATTGAATTTTTCTGCTTTACGCGCTAAACGGAACGGTTGAACGGTTGGTGTCCACGTAACACGGTATGTAGGTCCATAGTCAACACCGTTCAAAACCGCACGACGCTCGGCCTTAACTGGCTTCTGTCCAAGAGAACGAACCAATTCTAGAACATCGTTAGCGAGACGTTCATTTGAATTACCAAATACAACCTGGCATTCACCCGTCCATCCACCGTCAGTATCCATGATTCCCTGAAGAAGCGCAAGGCGCTGTAGATATGAAGATCTAAGATATTTGTCAGGGATGTGCTTGTTAGCACGAACACCCTCAGAACGTAGTTCTTTTATAAGCCCAATTATTCCGTAAACGGGGCAATCGCGCGCATCGGCGGGACGTGAGTTGACGGTATATCCAGCACCACGTATCTCATCGATTATCTGATAATCATCTACGTGATTGCATATAGATCCGTGAACGGACACGCCGTCCCCAAGCCACGCACCGAGGGTATACGGATCAATATCCAGATCGGCGCTGGGAATATCAAGAGGGGCTGCTACTGGTATAGAGTGATTGTTACGTCCATTGATGGTTAGGGTATCTATCAACTCTGAGGTACTGCGTACACGCGGTTCTTGGTGATCAATACGAGTATCGGATTTCCAGTTTGTCCAGTCATCAGGAATTCCTACAACACGAGATTCATTGCGACCAAAAGACTTTCTGGCTTTTGCATCCCAGGTTGTCCATAGGTGGTCTGCACAGGCATCAATGAAGGTTCCGTCAGAAAAGTGAACACGGTATGATTCTGCGTTTGGAACCTCAAACAACTTTTCTACAGTTGTATAGTGTCCTTGTTCGTCAAAGATAATATCTCCGACTAAAATTTCACCCATGGTTGTCCAACCTGATGGAGTCGGAATTGGGGTGTTCAGCGCAAGCGCAGTTCCGGTACCACCGCCGAGGTTTCCGGCCTCAATGACACCAACTTTAGAAGGCGGAACACCATAGGCAGAGAGAATCTCGTCTCGGCGCTCTTGCAGAGTCTGCAGCCAGAATGAGATCTGGTTTGCGCCAAGTTCCTTTACAATAGCTCCACCCTTGGTCTCGAACAAGTTTCCAATGTTCTTAGAACCGAGATTGCGAGTGGCGTACTGCTGCTGGAACCTCTTCATTTCTGACTCAGGCAAAGCAATGGGCCAGTCAACCCAGGCACGAACAGGGTCTCCACGCTTGTAGGTTTCCTTCAGCAATGCTGAGGCAAACAGCCAAGTCATGATTGGAAGGGTAGCCTTCTGAGTAGGAGACGTACCGTATAGGGTGTCACCAGGAGAATCGTATCTAACGTGAATGACTTCCTTGGGCTGGAACCAAGCCTCACGGTTAGTGAGAGTCTTTTGGTAGTAGCCCTTGATCATTCCGTGCTCGTCGGCCAGAATTGTCATTGTAGTAGGGTCAAGAGAGTATAGAGCGACTGGCTCACCCATCTTGGACCATACGACCTCAGTGAAGGAGTCACCAAAGATTAAAAGGTCCGCTACAACCCCACGCATCAACTGACGAATATCTTGTTGCGGGTTAACGTAGTTGAATAGATCCTGTACTTTTTTTACTTCTGGTGTAGCGGGGACGGGCTCAAGGTCCGCGTAGACTCCATTGACTGGAACTACCTCTAGTCCTCCAGCAGTAGCGGTACGTGCAATGGTGTCAACGGCAGCAGAAGACCAGGTGCAAGTCGAGTATGACTGCTGCATCGTTTCCATGAGCGAAGCACGGTCTTGTGGACCAGCAGCCCCCATCTCGCCAGAGTTGTACTCAGTCGATCCTCCCATAGGGATACCAACCATGAATCCGCCGCGAGGAGCCTCAGCCTTTTTGCGGCCCTCTTCAATAGCGAAAGAGTTTGCGTTCGTGTTGATCTCGTCAAACATACGCATCAAGGATGAGACAGCCATTTAGTATCTCTCTTTGAAGGGGCTGTCCCAGTTGCCACCGAATAATTTGTCGTAGGTCTTGGCAGGGACGCTGATAGGTTGGTCTTCTTTGTACTCTTCTTCAGAGGGAGTGCCGGAAAGAGGGGAGTCGTCGTAAAGAACAGGGCGTGCGAATGTTCCCACCGCCATACACACGTAACGCCAAGCGTCAGCAATGTGGTCTTCGACGTTGAGGGTAGCAGCGTCTTCGGGCTTAAGGGGGTTTCTGGTCAGCGAGGGAATTTGTTCAATGAACAGCGGGCACTTGTCCTCGAAAACATGAAGCATAGGGCAGGTTTTCCAACCCTTAGCACGATGAATCGGGCAAGCGGGACCATCATTCAAATATTGGTGACAAAGTGACCAGCCGTTAGGACGATCATTATCAGCCTTGTAAATTCCGCAACCTTCTAGGCCATAAGAGTCAGCTATAGAAAGCGGTGTACCGTTGTTTCCCCACATTGAAGGGTCGGCAACTCTGATAACACTAGTCTCACCAGCACTCTTCTCCGCGTCCAGAATGTATCTTGCCTGGTCACGAGCCTGAAGTCCGGGGGCAGATATCTCTCGATACACCCATATTCTTCCGTCGAGATCGGGAGAGACCCAAACACAGGCGAACGGGTCCGAGATACCGTAGTCAATACCAGCGTAACGTAACCACTCTTTAGAGATGGGGAAAGACGGTACGCAGTGTCTTTTGCTGTCCCACTGCATAAACATCTGGCCGACCATGGCATCCCAGTCACCGTCACGCATAGCCTTACGACGCTGCGGATCTTCGATGCTGTCTAGAACGTCAGTATAATCTTCGTTCAGGTGAGGGTTATCATCAACCTTCGCTTCGATAAAAGCAACCTTACGAAAACGTCCAGTTCTTTGTCCAATGGGTTCTTTAGCCGTCTTCAATTTCCCCTTTTTAGTGGGGATGATGAAGCGATCCTTCAGATACTTATGGGATGCTCCACCAGGGTTAGAACTGATTCTAAGTCCGATAACTGGGATGAGTTTATCAGCTGAACGTAAACGTTCTTGGATCTGCTGTATGACCGCAGGAGGCATGAGAGCGCCCTCGTCAATATAAAAAGCCTGGTATTCTCCACCCTGGATGTTGGTAACATCCTGAATAGTTTCAGCATAGATAAAGTTAATGACCGACCCGTTAGGGAACGAGAGCATTTTCTTGGTGCCGTTCCATCGACCTCCAAGTACTTTTGCGCCACCCCATTTTGCTAGGAGAGGAGCTATAAAAGATTCTTCAAGTTCGGGGTAGGAGCGACGAATGCAACCGATGCGGATTTTGGGATAATTAACAGCATTATCAATAGCATCTAGGAGAAATGCACAGCTATTATGCGTTGGAATGAAGTTTTCTGTAGCCAGATATAAGTGGTCTTCAGAATCTATAGCGATACACTTCATATTTTCAGGAGCCGTGCGTTCTGCAGAAACTATGTAGCGGAAGTTAGTTGTACGGCGCTCCTTACCCAGAAGTGGTGTAAGGCGTTCTAATTTTCTGGTAAGGCGGAAAACCGGAACTTTGGCACGAAACTTAACTCTCCAGACGGGGCCGTAGTCCCTTCCGTTCAACTTAGCCCTACCAGTACGAATAGTA